CTCGCAAAGCAATTAGCTGATTTCAGAAATGAAGAGCTCGACAGAGCAGAAGCAATCCAGGAGCAAGCATATCAATCCGGACTGACTGCTCGACAAAAAGAAATTGAAGAGCGCACATACTACTACGATAACCTAATTGCTGAAGCCAACCGATATGGTGTTGATACCAAAGTATTTGAAGAGCAACGCAGAAAGGAACTCGCTGACATTAACAAGAAATTTGACGACCAAGAGAAACAAGTTGCACTTGAAAAGATAGCTCAAGAACAAGCCATCAGAGATGCCAAGATTGAGATTGCATCTTCAGTTGCTCAAGGTCTTGGTGCTATTGGTGAGGCATTCATCAAGGACCAAGAGAAGCTCGAGAAATTCAACAAGGCGCAAGCACTTATCCAGATAGGTATCGACACAGCCAAAGCAATCAGTTCATTGGTTGCGATGTCTCAAGCCAACCCACTCAACTCGGTAACTGCTGGTGCGGCTGGTCTTGCTCAATACGCTGCTGGTATCGTTCAGATTGTGACCAACATTGCGAAGGCGAAGTCAATCTTGATGAACCCAACCAACACATCTGCGGCATCTGCTGGAGGAGGTGGTGGAACAAGCAGCAGCGCAAGCGGAGGTTCATCCGTTCCATCATTCGTACCTGGCAACCTATTCGGTCAAGGCAACGCAGCGAACAACGTAACCGCACCAACTGGCATGGAGTCAGGTCAGAATATCACTGTCACTGCTGTGGTGAGTGAGACAGAAATCACAGCCACACAGAACAAGGTCAACAAAATCATGAAAAATTCAGTACTATGATAAGCTATCAAGCACTAATCAATGAAATCATTGCTTTCTACAACGCCCATCTTCAGGTCAAAAAGGTAGGCTCTGACTTCAAGGAGCAGCTCTTCAACTTCGCCACCAAGGATGAGAAATATCCGATTGTGTACATCGTGCCAGTGGATGCGATTCCAACCGAGAACACCAATGACTTCACGCTTGAGATTTACTGCTTCGACATCATCCAAAAGGACCGTGCAAACATCAACGTCATCTTGAGTGACTGCCACCAGATACTCATGGACTTGTATTTGAACTACACATTCAGCCTCAATGATCGTGATTTCGATGTGGTCGGATTCCCAGCTCTCGTGCCGCTCAACAATGACCTCCTCGACTACGCTGCTGGATGGTTGATGACCATCACATTCACCATGGATTCATGGACCGACTGCCAGATTCCTAAACAAATCGGGGACTAATTGCAATATAAGTAATGGCACGCTACGCAAACACTGGAGAGTATAACTTCAAATATCCTTTGAGAAGGCGAGTCGCCAACACTCTCAAGAAAATCATCAAGGATGAAGCACTCATCGACACATATACCTTGTATGATTCGGTGCGTATCAACGCCAAGGTGACCACAGAGGGTAATCTCCGCATTCAGATTGTTGCTGCTTACTATTTTGGCTACCTCAACAATGGCACAGCAACCATTGCTCCATTCGATTTGGTGCAGAAATTCAACAACGCACTTGAGATGAATGGATTGATTGCTGAAATGTACGGGATGTATGTGGCTGACTTGGCGCAGAAGTTCCCAATCCTTGAGCTCGGTAATTTATTACGCAAGAAACCGAAGGTCATCTATGACTTCGAGCCGCTATTCGGTGAATTCAACTACTCACTGGACTACTAAATCTCCAGCTCTTTACGCATCGCCAAGAAATTAAACACAAGCACGAGCTTCATGTTGATGACTTGGTCGTATTTGGTGAGGTCACCGTTGCACATCGACCAGATAAGCTGCTCCCATCCCCATTTCTGCGATGACTTCTCACGCTCTGCTTCCTTTTTTTCTTCAGGGTCAGTGATATCATCGATGTCATCAACCACTTGCTCGGTCATCAGGTTCTTGTGGCTGGTGATGAAGTTGTCTCTGAACTTGATATACTCGGTAAGCACACCATACATCTTGGTGATTGGATGCTCCAGGAAGTAATGCACTCGACTCGAGGTCTTGAAATCAGTTGACTCCCATTTTGCGACAACTCCATCCTCCACGATCTCGGGGATGCGATACAGCAGAGCGCAGATGTTCGGAAGATATTTGATGTAGTCAGTGGTGAAGTAGTGCTCGAGGTCGATGAACTCACCGAGAGTTAGGTCAGTCATTGGCTTGAGATAGAACTTACCAATCCTATCGGTGTACAATTTGCTTGGTTCGGTGTAGAGCCACTGAAGGTCCTTGAATATCTCGGCTACCTCTGCGATATCGAGGTCATCGAAGTCATCTGGTATGGCATCTGTGAGCGCACAGAGGATATCGATGTTGTGGTTGAATGCACCATCCTCTGCTTTGAGTTGGCGCAGCTCAATGAACTGCTCAAGACTGACTTCCTTCCACCCCTTGGGCAGTATTGGCTTGGGCATATTCAGCTATCTTCTCGGTGACAAATACAATGTAAGGAACGCAAAGCTCCGCTTTCTGTGTGCGGAATAACTTGGCTTTGTGCTTGAGGTGGGCATCGGTGAAGTGCTCTGTGTTGGATAGGTCAGTTCGTTTGAACATGATTGCCATGATGTCACTGATGTAGTGATTCGGCTTGGTGTTCACAATCTTCTCGATGAGCTTGGTCTCCTTCACTGACAACTTCAACTGCGCCTCATAGGTGTAGCCTTCCAACTCGATGGTTGTCTGCGCCTCATTGGGTGTGTATGAATCGAGGTTGAATTCTTGCACGAGCTTGATGAACTCGCTGAATGGGTAGTCATCCCACATCTCCTCCTTGATGCCAAGATATTTGAACATCTCCACATACTTTTCAATGTTGTCGAAGTCTTGGTTGTTAAGGATTTGGCTGATTTTTTCGAACTGCTCAATGGTCAGCTCGCTCATTTTGTTAGGAATCTCCTGGTCGAATATCTGTATCATAATACTAATTTTTGAACAAAGATAAAAAAAATGCAATATAAGCATGACCAAAGACCTTCCAATTTACAAAATCACCATTGAGGATGAATATGCCGATGGCGAGAATTTGGGAATCGAGATGATAGCTTTCACCAATATGCCAGCCATAAAGGTGAAGGGACTTGCTTTCAATAGCGAGAATAAGATGCTTTTTGCTGATGATGTGAAATATCGCATCACTGCACCAGCCATGATACCAATGGACATCTATCGCAGAGATTCTGAAGAGGGTGACTATTATGTGCAGTTCACCGCTGATGTCATTGAGAAGATTCACGCCAAGTTTATGGCTGACCTCCGCAATCGTGACATCTTCAACTTGGAGCATGACACAGATAAGAAGGTACCAGCCTACATCCTTGAAACATGGATCGTGGACAACCCGACCAAAGACAAAGCATTCAGCACATTTGGCATCGAGGTACCGGAAGGCACTCTCATGGTGACAGCTCAAGTGACTGACCCAGAATACTACAACAAATTGGTTGAAGAGGGTCAAGTCGGTTTCTCCATTGAAGGATTCCTTGGTCTCAAGTTATCGGAACAAATTAAACTAAATAACATGAAGTTACCTGATGGAGAACATCTCATCGAGGACAAAATCTATGTCATCAAGGATGGCGAGGTTGTTGAAATCAAAGAGGTGGAGAAAGAACCAACCGCTGAAGTGGTTGAGGAAGAGTTGGCTGCCGAGCCAGTTGCAATGGAAGATACAACAGTCGAGGAGACAGTGACTGAAGATTCCACGATCACTGATGAGGCTATGGCTATTGACCCAGCTACCGATGCAGAAGCAATTCTTGCAATCGTGATGCCAGTGATTGAGGAGCGTGAGAAGGCATTGATTGCCATCATCGCTGACCTTCGCAATCAATTGGAGGAAATGTATGCAGAGAAAGAAGAAGAGAAGGTTGAGGAGCAAGTTACCGAGGCTACAATGAGCCAAAAATTTGCCGCATTTAAGCAATTCAGTAATCAATAAAAAACAAATAAAAATGTCAAGAAAACTCCGTTTCGATTTGGATGTTGACGCATCCGCTCTATTGGCAGCGAACCCAGAGGCATTCTACTCTAAAGCATATTTAGCAGAAGAATCAATCGCTGACAACTACCGCCTTTTACCAGGTGTTAAATCAAAAACCAAATTAGCAACTGTGCTTTTTGGTAATGTATTGCAAGCATCTTCTTGCCCATTCGATGCTCCAACTGATGACTTGAGCGCAGTTGAAATCGATGTATGTGCATTGAGTGCTATGGCTCAAATCTGTCAATTCGACCTTGAGCAATCATTCCTTGCCCTTCAAATGGCTAAAGGTTCAAATGGTGACTTTACTGTTGCATCTTTCATGGATTTCTACTGGAATGAAATGGCGAAGCAAATCGGTCAAGACATCGAGCTTATCCGTTGGCAAGGTGACACAACAAGTGAGAACGCGACATTGGCTCTTTGTGATGGTTACATCAAGAACCTTTTGGCTGACTCAACTGTTATTGACGTTGCGAATACAACTGTGAACTCTGGTAACGTATTGGCTCAATTAGCTCTTATCTTCGCTGCTGCTCCTGCTGCAATCATCCGCAAGAAAGCTGACCTTCGCTTGTATGTTTCTACGAACATCGCTAACGCATACGAATTGGCTGCTGCTTCTGGCAACACCATGACATATGTAACCACTCCACTTCAATTGACATACCTTGGTGTGAAAGTTGTTGTTTGTGAGGGTATGCCGAATGACACTGCTGTCTTGACTTTGAAAGACAACCTTATCTATGCATTCGATGCAGAAGGTGATGACAAAGCGTTGAAAGCTGTTAACCTTTCTGACACAGTTGCAGAGCCTTACATCCGTACTCGTGCCAACATGAAAGTTGGTTTCGTTCACGTGAATGGTGCTGAAGTAGTTCTCTACTCTTAATATATCCAGGGGGGTGAAATTCCCCCCTATTTTTCAAACTGATAAATCAAAAATATTATGGCTTGTGAAGCTTTAGAAACAATCGTAAAATCGTGCGACAACAATAGTGGTGGCATCGAGAAGATTTGGATTAATCAGCAAGACAACATTGCGTCATTCACTTTAGATGCAACCAACACATGGACAATCGATGCTATCACTTTAGCTGGTGGTGCTCCTGATTATACTCCTTTCGAGATACGCAGAAACACTGGAAGCTATGTTGAAGATGCTGCCATCGACCTCGTTAACGGTTCATCTTATGTGACTGCGACAATCTCTTTGATGTTCCACCGCCGTGACCAAGACAAATCTCAAGCAATCAAAATCTTGGGTGCTGGTCAACAATACCTCAACGCAATTGTTAAGGATATGAACGGCAAGTACTGGTACTTCCCATTCCTTCAGTTGAGTGCTGTTGGTGAAGGTTCAGGTACTACTCGTGCAGATGGTAGCAAGTACTCTGTGACATTGATCGCAGAGAATGACTTCCTCGCATACGAGATTGAAGAGGCTGCTGTGAATGCTGTCATTGCTTAATCAAAAATCAACCTACTACAAAGAGCCATCCAATCGGGTGGCTTTTTTTGTGAACAAAATTTGACCTCATTGCAATATAAGTAAATGATTTACATTAACAAGGGAGAGGTGAATTCAATTGTGCTGACACTGACAGAGGTGTCGACATTGAGCTCGCCATATTATTTGTTCGTTTTTCAGAACGAAATGAACCCAACATCCGACCCAATCCTATTCACAGCACCCGATGACTCCGACTATCCAGAGAGATTCAATCTATTCTATTTGGATGAGCCCGTTGATGTCGAGCTAATGAAGGGACAATATACATACTCGGTGTATGAATCCACCATACCACCCACATCAATCGAGGATACCACTGGTGTTGTCATTGAAGAGGG